CAATCCCCTAGAAGCAAGTGCAAGAAGCTCTTCGTCTGGATTTTCAACCTTAATTGGAAGAAGGTCTAGACCACTTTTAATATCATATTCTTCTACCTTGTTTGCAATTTCAACAGAGTTTTCATAGATATCTTCACGCTTGATTCCCTGCTGTTGCATAGCAGATTTAATTTCTTCATATGAAAGAAGATGAATATCAAATGTTCTAAAGCTCATCATTCTATCTTCACCATATAAATAGTCAAGACGTTTCATAGGGTCTTCAATTTTTGATGCCTTGTCAAAAGTTGCTTCTTTATTTAACTTAGCGTGTGTATTTAAAAGTAACATCATTTCTTGAATTACCTTTTGACTCTTATCAGAATGATGGCAGTCAGGGGTTACAACGGACTTTACCCCATAGGTGTCTGCCATTTCAAGAAGTTCTTTATTTAATTCAGCAGAGTTATGTGGCATAACTTCTACATAAAAATCATCACCAAATTTTTCTTTAAACCAAGTAATATGCTTTTTAGCAGCAGCATATTCTTTATACTCAATTGCTTTTGCAAGAAGTCCACTCATACACGCTGACAAAACAATTATGCCTTCATTATATTTTCCAAGTATTTCAAAGTCAATACGAGGTTTTTTATAATATCCCTCAGTCCAGGCAAGTTCATTAAGTTTATTTAGGTTTTCTAAACCTTTATCATTTTTTGCAAGTAAAACAATATGGTTGTATACCATATCTAAAGGATCAGTTCTTTCAGACTTGTCTCTATTATCAAATCTATCTGCAGTAATATATCCTTCAATTCCTAAGATTGGCTTAATACCGTTTGCCTTTGCAGCCCTATACATAGGTCTATGACCAGAAAGAACTCCATGATCAGTTATTGCAATTGCTGGTAGCCCAATTTCGGCAGCACGTTTTGCATACTCTTCTGGAGTTGCAACACCATCCATAAGGGAGTAGTGTGTGTGAACGTGTAATGGAACGTAAGTCATTTTTACCTTTCAGTTAAATAGGGTGGGGGAGTCCTTCTCCCCCACCACAATTACCAATCTACAGAAGTTGATACAGATGGATTGTCAAAGCCCAAGAAGAACGATTCCTGTTCTGCGTAAGGAACTTCTCTTACAACAGCTTCAAGTTCTGGAATCTCATACTTAGACCAATCAAACTTTTCTTCATCTTGCTTAGTTGGAATTAGAATATAAGTTGTCTCAGTTCCTTTTCCATTTCGCTTTAGCTTCCATGTCATGTTAGAAAGGCTTTGTGAATCTTGAACATATTCACGAATTGTATCAAATGTTGCAGACTTTGCTACACCCATACTCCAGACAGCAATGTATGGATCATTTACACCATCATCAACTAATACGTTAATGTAGAAGCGTAGACGTGATCTCCATCCAGCCTTCATATCTTTTCTGTGCATTTCGCAACCAAAGCAACGACCTTCGCTTTCAGCAGAACAGGCTGCCTTACGCTTGTAGTCCTTTGGATTTGTATGCTCAGAAACAACAATAGCTAGACCATTCTTTTCGTCATAGCTTGGGGAGTCTCCATCAAGTTCATTTACAAAACGAACGGATACACTCTGATTGTCTTCTAGCTTTAGCCACGTTACTCGTGGACCATTATTTTCGAACTTTGGCTTATCGAGCATTGCTTCGATATTCTTTAGCCCTTTTACAATTGCCATAATATATTTCTCCTAATATTTGTCCTATATGTGGACGATTTAACTATTGTAACACATTTGCTATTAGATCGTCAAACTGTGACACAAACTTTTTTAATTCATCATCAGATAGTTCTGATACGTCTTTTACTGATTCTGGAAGACTTGCATTTGTTGCACTTGAGCCAAGTATGTTGGATAACTTTTTAGCCATTTCTCTTCCTGCATCATCATTATCTCCTAAAACTATTACATTGTTAAAATACTGTTTTAACAACTCTCTCTGTCTACCTGACACTGATGCTCCCAAAGTGGCTACAGCGTGTGCTCCTACCTGTTCTAAGCGTATTGCATCAAAGGAAGACTCAACTACAAACACTTTATCAAATCTTTTTGCTCTAAATAAATTAAACATTGTTTTTGCTTTTGGAAGTCCTGGAGTGTTTTTAAACTCTTTGCCCTCTACAGATCTGCCAACAAACCCTAGGCATATTCCATCAGGAGAATGCACTGGTATTGTAACCATATCCTGACTTTCAGAGTATCCAAGTAGATACTTTTCAACACTATCCTTGTTAATTCCTCTACCAAGATAGTACTGTGCAGCTCTTTGAGAGTTTAAAGCAGAAGTATTTAATCTTTTAATTAAATCATTATCAAACTCTACAAACTCAGGCTTTTTATCAAGCTTTGATTCAAGTACTTCAATAAAGTTAGCACTATCTGATTTAGATGAAACCATTCTTGCAGATTCAAAATACGATCTTTTAGTTACATGCATAATTACTTCAATAAGTGAATGAGATTCTTGACATCCAAAGCAGTAAAACAATCCGCTTTCTTTTGATATTTCTGCAGCAGGTGATCTATAATTATTATGATAAGGACAAAAAATTATGAAGTCAGATTCTACTTCATATACTACATCAATACCTGCAGCTAACAGACTTCTTCTGACTTGATCCTCTGAGTAGAAGAAGCCATCACTGGCTTGTTTTTGTCTATTCCCTCTATACACTCTGCTGTTCTCTTTCCTACATAAACGCCATAAATTGATATTTCAAAATTAAATGTCTTACCATTATAACTAATTGTAAAGTCTGTGTCAATATCATACCTTGGAACATATCCATCAGACCTCATTCCAGAAATAATCATAGAGGTGTATTGCTCTTTTAACCTTACTATATGAGCATCGTCATAAATCTCACCATCAAGGCTAAATCTTTTTATTGACTTATGAGCGTACATACCATCAATTATAGCAATGGAATTAACCACTATACCATTTTTTCTAGTCTTTTTAATGCTTTTTCATAGAACTTCTGTTCTCTTTCAATTAATACTGGAACTCTTTTTAGTAGTATTGATGCCTCTCCAGTTGAACCAGACCCAGCAAATGGATCAAGAACTGTATCTCCTACTTTTGAATATAACGAAAGAAGATATTGTAATAGGTATACTGGCTTTTCAGTTGGATGTATTCTATTTCCAGATTTTGATGGCAAAGATATATGATTTGGAATACAAGCTTGAAGATATTTTTCTCCATCTTTATCTTTATACATATTCTCTACTCTATCTAAAATAATTTGATTACCATTTACTAAAACATCTTTTACTAAATTAATTACTGAGTCTATATGAGTATCGTCTTCAAAGCTACTTTCTAATAAAGATTGACGAACTAAGCTGTTTACTATAGATGATGCTTTTTCTGCAACTACCACTGCTTCTATAATCTTGTTGTCAATATTTTGATTTATTATTTTAACATCAGAATTGAAAGTGGCTTTACTTCCCTTGACTCCAACAATTATATACTCAACAGCAGATGTTGGCATATATGCTCTATTGATTGGAACAGCATTTGGCTTTGTCCAACTTATAACACGCCTTGGAGAGAGACCATTTTCTTTAAGTGCATCAATAAAATAAGATATGTAAGAATCTGCACAAAATATTGCAAAATTTCCACCCTTTTTAAGTACACGATTAAATTCACCAGACCATTTATAAAGCTCTTTAATAAAGTCTTCGTGGCTAAAAGTGTCCCACTCTTCTTGTGTATCTGAGTCAAACTTGTAAGAATGGATTGTATTATCCTTATATGTATGAAAATTTGTTTCTCTTGCTATGTTAAATGGGGGATCTGTTAATATAAAGTCAATGCTGTTATTTTTAACATTTCTATAATTGTCATCATTAAAAATAATATTTTCAATCTTTAAAACACTATCCACTATATTCTACTTTCTCTAAAAACTTTTCTGGATATGCAAAGGGACAGCTTGTGCAATCGTTTTCACCATTAACAAAATCTAGCCCTCCACCAATTTTTTCTGGTATCTTTATTCCTAAAAACATATCTGGCTTTTTGTTATTACTTATACATTTTTCACAAACCCTTGACTTATACAAATTATTATCTCTTGACAATAGCTGATACTGATTTTTTACTTCAGATACTTTTAATACATCTACTCTTTTTTCAAAGCTTTCATCACTAACCAGCATTCTTGCAACTGGAATTCTATGATCAATTTCTGGATTAGTGGTTACTCTTATTTGAGTAAAAGAATCTCTGTTACCAAGAGTGTTACGAATCTTTGAAATTTCTCCTGGACTATATACTGCTCTAGCATAATCATTGCCAGTAATGTAGGGGGAAACTATCTTATCAAATGTGTCATTTATATTATGAACTGAACACTTTCTTCTATTACCCTTTGGTATATTTACCCCAGCATTTCTTAATTCACGAACTTGTGCAGCTATTTGTCCAACATCTACACCATTATCTGTTAGCTTACTTCTAAGACAGCATCTAGATATTCCATTTGGATTTTCAAGTATTATTTTTAAAACTTCCTGAGACTTAAATCCTTGTGCAAAATTTAACTCTTTTAAATATTTAAACAGATCTTCGTGTGTTAATATACTATTACCCATATACTATTCTCTATTCAAAATCTTTGTACATAAAACGACCAGAATCGAAATCAATATCAATCATAAACTCTCCACAGAATCCATGACGATTCTTTCTAAAAATACACTCTAGAATACTACTACCAGTAGCACGACCAAGTGCAAGAACCCAGTCAGCATCATAAGCTAACTGTTTAGACCAGGCGACCTGACCAAGAGATGGTACGCTGTTCATATCTGTTGCATCATCTGGTGTTGCAGAAGCAATGGCAATAACTGGAACTTGAGAAGAAATTGCAAGTACTTTTAATTCTCTAGAAATATTTTTAATTTTAACTACTTCGTTATCGTTACCCTGATTAGAGTTCATAAGTTGAATGTAGTCAATGAAAACTACGTCTGGAGAATATTGATCAATCTTTCCTCTAACAACAGAAGGAGAGACATCTCCAAGACCGTCATTAGACACAATATAAAATGGTGGCTTATCTTTAAGATGTTGTTTAGCCCAGTTTTCAAATCCTTCAACATCAATCATACCTGCACTAAGTTTACGATGAGAGAAAAATCCCTCAGCCATAATCGTATATACACGATTTCTAACTTCTTTCTCTGTCATTTCAAGAGATACTACTAGCGGTACTTTTCCAGCTTTCCACGCTTGTACAGCCATAAAAATAGCGAGCCAAGACTTACCAATGGCAGGGTAAGCAAGAAGAATACCAAATTGACCAGGAGTAATACCACCAGGTAAGTAGTTATCAAAACCTGCAAGATTCGTTCTAACACCATGAATTCCCTTTTCACTTAATTCTTTAATGTGTATAAAGTGTGCAGCAGCATCTTCTACATCTGTTGCATCAATATCTCTTACATCTGCACTAATTCTTTTAAGTTCAGATGTTTTAGAGATTATTGTATTTAAAGCTTCTACTGGTTGATTATCATTTAATTGTTTTGCACTAGACATTAGTACATTTCTTAAATTATCTTCAAGATACTTAGTCCTAAGCTCTTCTAAATGATGCTTTGTTGATCCAATTTCTCCAACTGGTTGAAAGTCTCTAAATTTTTCCACAAGCAATGACTGTGTTGGAACGTTAGAATTTTGCTCATAATAATTCTTTACAAAATCCCAAACGTCTTTGTGTGTTCTAAACAGACTATCTGGGTTTGCTTGAAAAAGAACGTGTATCTGCTTATCATTTAGTACAGCAGACAACACCTTTGCTTCTAAATCAACCATTACTTATTTAGCCATTCCCTTGCTTGTTCTCTTAGCAACACTCTTGTTGCATCGTCTTCTTCTTTTAATCTTTTAGAATCATACACCTTGTCTGCATTATTTACAAACCATTTCCAAGTTGGAGATGCTGAAACTCTAACATAATATTCAATTAGATCGTAACACTTCTCTACTCCATAAGACTCAATTAAAGAATCTGCTGCCCATTGTTGGGCATGTATGTTAATGTTTTCATCTTTTTGTGTTTTTTCTTTAATTAATTTTTTATATCTAGATATTAGTGCAAAGCGATCTTTCTTATCCGCCACTAGTCCTCTAATTCTTTTTTAGCTTCTTCTACTTTTTCAATTACTTTATTTTCTACAAACTGATATACCCTGTCAAGTGCCTGGTCTGTATTTTCTCCATTACGAACAAAATCTGTAATTCCTAAGTCAATTCTAAGACTCTGAAAATTTCCAAGATTTAGTGTATATCCAAGTGTTACTGAAACATTTGTTGTTTCTGACATATCTGGTCTCCTACCATGTCTCTTCTTGCCAAGTTGGGATAAAACGCCCATCCTTTGTCTTCGTATAAAACATTATAGCATCTCCCATCTTAGAACGCAAATCCTGCTCTGTTAATACATTTCTAGGGGTAACTCTTCCATCTTTTCTTGGTCTTCCACCATGAACAGTTGTCATAATTTCCCTAATTTCAAAAACGTGATCTTCAGAATAATATGCATTAATTTGAAAACCTCTTTCCCCACCAATACTATCACCTATTGGTGCAGGAATCAAGCCATTAGCAATAATTCTTTGAAATTGAACCCTTGATCTATTTAAAAGTCTTGCAGTGTTTGCTATAGTGTAAGCCCTTTTTCTATGCTTCTTAAAATCAGAATAGAGCATTGACTGTTCTTTATCTTGAGTTACATTAAAAAAGTTAACTATATTACTACTTTTATTAATGTGAAAAACTTTTACTAAATCTCCATTTAAAAAGAATATTTTTTTACAAGGATTTATTTTATCCTGTGGTTGTGACATTTTTTCCTACTAAGAAATAGTTCTTTCGCCAATTGCTATAATCGACACGTCAGCAGAAAAAGCACCACCAGTTGCAGGTGAAAATATATTTACGCTACAACCAGAATCAGTTACTTTTTCTAAAACTGCAGTTAGATTAGAAACACCATCAAGAGATGTTACTGAGCAAATTACTACAGGAGTTGTTTTAAACATACCTGAGTAACTAAAGGTAGAGGTTGCATTTGTTTGAGTAGAAAGGTTTCCATTAGTAATCTTTAAAGTTTCTGCATAAAAAACCAAATTAGATGGTGAAACATTTGAAGGTGTAGAAATATCTCTATATTTAATTTTAGAAAAAGCTGTTCCTAAAGCATCTTGCAAAGCTCTAATTTGTTGAACTACCTTATAGATATAAGATATATCTAAAGGTTGTCCTCTTTCTGGTAATTCAATTTGTGCCATTTTTTTATCTCCTAGTTAATTATATCAGGTCAGGGATACTACTTCTGTATCAAAAACTTTAAATAAGTCATAAACTCCCTGTACGGATCCAGAGATACCTAAGTAGTCGTCTAGCCTTATTTGATAAGCTGAGGCAGCTTCAAATGTATATGGTCTAGGAATATCCTTCAATGCTACAACTCCAACAACTCTAACTGATCCAGAAGATGCTGGTATTAAAATATTTGTAGAGTCATCAGAAGATCTTTCATGATATTCAAAATTTCCCATAGCTGAACCTGATCCCCACTGAACAAAAATATCTGTAGGATGCTGTTTAAAATTTTGAGAATGATTATGTGCAATCGATGCACTTGTAAGAGATGCAGAATTATAGTTATATACTGTTGGAGTATCCCATGTTACAGTAACTTCGTCAGTAGCAACTATTGCAGTAACATCTGACTCAAAAGGTCTATATTGACCAATGCTTTTAATAATGTAAAGCTGAGACCACGCTGACCACTGGTTTTTATCTACAGATATGATTCTAAATTGAAATGCATGATCTCCATTTTTATCTGGTGGTGGCAATTTTTCTACAGGAATTCTTATCTCTGCCATTAGGAAACTCCTACGCCAAACCTATACTCTACATAACTTGTTGAGTTCTCTTTCTTTAAAATTGGATTTTCATCTAGCGTTTTTATGTATTCAGCAGCAACTAAAGAATAAAGTGGGTTATAGCTAGAAATATTTTCAAATCTAAGTCCATCATATAGTACAAAGTGCTCTCCAGTGTTAACATTAGAGTCATCGTGAATGCAAGTATAAATTCTTATAGCATTAATTGCTGACCATGAAAAATTTTGTGTTGTAGTGAAATCAGAAAGGCTTTTTGTAACTACCTGATATCTTGAATTGTCAAGAGATCTTTCTGGATTTAATGCATCTATGTCATATAGTGAAATTTCTACATAAGCTTTTGGAGGGTTTGCACCAGCATTGTTTAAAAGTTCCATTCTAATTTTAACATTATCTGGTGCTTGTGCGTTTACTCCAGATCTGGCAGTGCTAATTACCGAGAGTGCTAACTTTATTTGATCACTTGGCAAATTTTTTCCTAGATCTAAATTAATAGAGTTATTTTCAACGTAGTAAGAAAGATTGCTAGAGACATCAATTGAAGCTGAGCTTGCTGGCATTAAATTATTAACAATAGAAGTACTTCCAGAAACAAGCATTGACTTATCTAAGTATCTTGGCTGCTCACTTCTATTTATCCTATCTGAATATTCAAATATAGCAGAGTTGCTATTTATAGAAACAAAATCTTCTAATGTATAAATCTCATTTCCTGGAAGTTCTAGATATGTTTCAATGTCTCCTGGATTTACTTCATCAATTCTAAGAGGACCTTTATACAGGACTACACCAGAATCATTTACATTATTTGAGTATGACCATGGCTCTGAATTGCTAAAAGTTGAAATAATTCTGCTATCAAAATTTCCTGCAACTATATTATTTGCTGCAGGATAAAGACCTATCTCAGTAATTTGATATCTTTGTTCAATTGGAAGTTCTGCTTTAAAAACAATTTTTTCAACCCCATCTTCTTTTAAAAGACCCTTTGACAAAACTGGAACTCTTGCAACTTCAAAATCTAATGATTGTACACTTGCAGAAAATGTTGCAGAAGAAGAAGTGGGGTACACCTTTCCTCCAACTCCAACTGCAATGTGACTTGCAAACTCTGGAGCTTGGTTTAAAAGATATTTAGCTACGATGTTTTTTCCATTTGTTGTAATCATGATTCCACCCTATATATTGTACCATTTGTGTCTATTTGAACTTCTACCTCTTGATTTCTTTCTAATCCTATAAGTTCTATAACTAAATCACCGTTCGTATCAATGTAATAATAACCCTTTTCACGAGTAACTATTTGACTGTTTTGATCAAGGTATTGATAAGTGGCTGTTAAATCTTCTAAAATAATATAATCTTCTTGAGGAATCTTATCTTCAATATTAATAGTAAAAATTCTTGTTAATGGTTTAAACTTATCCATAACGGTTAGTTGTCTAGATGCATCATACTTTTTTCTTATTTCAGAAAGATTAGAAATAATAGAATATCTTTGATTAATTCCTTCAATAGTATCATGTCTTTCAACTATTGATAATTCTACTGCAGAAAGACTTTCAAAAATAATTTTTGTAATATGCTCTGCATTAAACTGTGGAACAAGTGAAGAAATGTCTGTAACATTTCTTGTTGGAGCCTTATCTGAGCTAGGTGTTGAAGCAGGAGGCGGAGTTGGATTTGGATCCATAGTAGAATTTGTTTCACTACTATTTTGGTTAGAATTGCTGTTTGTATCTCCATAAGACTTTACTTTTGTTTGTAAATATTTTCCAGGATCTGCTTTTGCAGATTTTGCAACAGTGTTGTTTTTATCTTTTGTTTGCTTGGATATTTCTTGTTTAATAACTGCTAGTTCTTTTTTTGTTACATTCCCACCCTTTTTTGCAGCAGACACTAAGCTTGAAACAAACTTTGCCTCTTCTTTAGAAAAACCTTTTTTTCCTAAAGAGTCTTTAAATATTTTATCTAATTGCGTAGCTTCTTTGTCTTTTTTATTTGCAGGTGGTTTGGTTTTTGATGACATTTACTATACCTCCACAACCCTTAATTGACTTTTAACATCCGAAGAAGATCTTCCGTATTGGGCAGATATTACAACAAATCTTTTATTTTCATCTACCATTTTAACGCCTTCTGGCAAATCAAAATTAATTTTAATAATATCTCCAAGCTGAACGTGTGATGTTCCAAAAGTATTTATTTCAAAAACTTTTCTTGGTCTAATTGTTTTATCTAAAACCCACTTCATAATATCTCTTGCAGAATCCTCATTTTGAATATAAATAGAATCTATTGAAAATGATTTGTTTCCATAAATTGACCTACTGTTTTTAATACTATCATATATTTTTTCAGATCTTCCTGGAGAGACAATTAAATTATTACTTGTAATAACTGGATCAGAAAAATTTGATAATTCTTTAAAGTAGTCATCAACAGTCAATACATTAGAAATGTTTTGTGTAAATGTAATTCCTTGAATCATAATTCTATTTGTAGAGCTTTCGCTTAAATCAATTGCTTTATCTGTTGTATTAAATATTAAAAATTCAGCACCATACGATCCTGCTAAAAATCCAGAAACTTGATAAGATTTTTCAGAAGTAAACGGTGGTACAATTTTTGCAACAAGGGCTGGGTATGCTTGATCATATTTAATATTAAAATATGCACACTCTCTTAATATTGTTCCAAACTCTTCAAAGTAGAAGTCTACAGTTGGCTTTGTTTCAGTACTTATAGAAGAAAGATAGGTGTTTTGAATTGCTGATGGAACAGAATACTTTCTTAAAGATTCAGCAGAAATATAATTATTAATTTTTTCATTTATAGAAACATCACTTTTCTTTGTGTTTCCAATTGCATAAATATTTTCAAACATACACTTACTTGATCCTCTTACAAACAAAGCAGCTTTTAGTCCAGAAGAAGGATACTGTAAAGGATTTTCATCTGTAACTTGTCCTATTAGCCTATTGTTCAAATATATGGAAAAATTTATTTTAGTAATAGTTTCACCAGTTTGTACTATATCTGCATCTAAAGATAAATCATAAACTGGAATTTCTTGAGAAGTTAGTCTATCAGAACCAATAAATTTACCCTCATCTACAAGAATTCTTGCAAGAGATCCCCATAGTTTTCTAGGAACTGCAATGTTTTGTTTTCCAGTTAATTGAGTAGAGTATGGAGTTCTCTCAACTTTATAAAAGATAACATTTTCAATAACTTTATCAAGAGATACTGAGGCAGAGTTTACTGCTGCACTTGCAGTTGATCCATAGTATTCTAAAATGTCTGAAGACAGAGAAGCAATTTCAAGATAGTATCCAGAATTTGTTTCTGGATCAATCATATATGAAATACCCCCAGTGCCTCCAGATAAAGTTTTTAAAGTTGAACTTTGAACACTTTGATCAATTGTAAAAAGATCTATTGAATTTAATGCAGACTGATTCTTGTCATCTTTTTGTTTTCCAATAATTCTAAGTCTAGTTCCAACATGCTTATAATCTTTGTCTAAATCTTTGTAAACATAATTTACTAAATCTGTTGCTGAGGTTCCAGATAGGTCTCCTGCTAGGGCTGGTACTGGATATGGTCCATTAAAAACTAGTGCAGATGATTGAATTCCTGCAACATCTTGCTGATTATAGCTAACAAATCCTTCTGACCTTGTAGACTTTTTCATAAAATTGGCAATTTTACTATTTATAAAAGAAGTTGATGCAGAAACCGAATCGTTTCCAAGAGGATACACTGATGCTGACACGACTGATGCTGATACAGGATCATTTGTCAAGTTTTCTATTGGGGTTGTGCTAAAAATTTTGCTTGAATCCATTCTAAAAGACTGTCTGTTATTAATATTTGCCCAATAAGCTTCATTCAGACCTGCAGAATGACTAACTATGTTAGTTCCAAACTGTCCTCTACCATGAGACCTTACTGGACCATTTTTAAGTCTAACGTTTTCTTCCAATTCTTCAAAATTTGCACCTGTTGCATTTTCGTAATATGGCTCTGTATAAATTCTAAGGTTTCCAGTAAGAAGCATTTTTCCATTAAATGGAAGTTTTGAAAAATATTTTTGATACTCGTTGTTATTTGTTATCCAAACATCTCCAGATCCAGTTACATGATACTCTTGTGCATCGTATCTTATAATTTCTCCATTTGCATATAAATATCCTTGAAATCTTGGAAGCCAGAAAGCACTTTCTCCAACATATATAACATTATTCTTTATTTGATGATTTTCTACAAACGGGGCAATGCTGCCCAGACTAGTTCCAAGTGGGACTGCTCCTAGTGCATATCCAGCATTTCCTGTTGGCTGATTTATGGTTCTTGTCTGTTGTTGATCTCCAAGCTCCCAAAGAATTGCACTTTTATATCCATAAGTTCTTTCACTAAGACTTAAGCTTGCCTGTTCTAATTTTGAAACTTCTCTTTGAATGTATCTTGTTTTATAGTTTATTTGACCATCATTTAAAATCTTTGTTTCAAATCCGCCAATAGTTTCAATGTTTGGAACAATGTTTCCAGTTTTTTGTCCATAAAGTGTAGTTAGTCTTTCAGAAATTGCAGAGTTGTCTTCTCTTACAGAAACATCTGGCATCAAGTATTCTTTTGGCATAATTACAAAGTTGTTATACTCGTCAAAAAACATAGCAGTCTGAGTAGCTTGTGCAAGTCTTTGTAAAACTTCTGCAACTGAAACATCTGGCTCAACAAAGAAAAACGGAACTACTGGATCATTTGCAGTGTTAATATTTTTAAACACATAGTTACTAAAACCAATATTGTCTAATAGCAATGCAACTGCCATAGTTAATGTACAGTTTTGTAAAAATATTGGAGTGGCATTATTTGACTCTAAAATAAAATATGCATCTCTTAAATTTAATGAAACATCTTGCATACCACTGGTAGCAACTGCAGCATTTTCTGAATAAAAAGTTTTTAATGGAATAAACTTATCATATCCATTAACATCTAAAATGGCTTCATAAAAATCAAATTTAATTTGTGGCTTAAGATTGCTTGCAATAATACTTCCAGCTTTAGTGGTAGTATTAAAAGTATTTAACTCTGTAAATACACCATCATGGTTTGATAAATTAATTCCACCAGTAGAAGCTACAAGTCCTCCAACTGGAAGACCAAAGTCTGTTGCCATAAGGTTTTTATTAATATCATAACTTAAAACATAGTCTGTAATGTCAACTTTTAATCTTGGAGATAATTCAATTAATTCAAAAGTTCTATTTGGAGCATACATTGTTTCTACAACAACTCTTATTCCTTTTATAAAAACAAAGTCTCGATAAGTATTAAGACCCTCTACAACAAAATAGTCTGGATTTAATGTTTTTTTAATTAATCCAACTCTTTTTGTATCGTCATCTTCTAGTAAAGAAAATCCATATTCTACCTGGTGAGAAGCCCACTCTTGATCTTCTGAGTTCCAAATATATAACGTTCCTGCCTGTGTTGTTGAACTTCCAACAATATAGGCATCACCATTTACAACATTTCTATTTACATAAATTGCATCTGGTAACTGATCTACTGTGTCTAAATATCCATACAAATGAAAATTTGTCTTGTAGGCTTCAGGTATCTTCACCCCATAATAAATTTCTACATGACCGTCCCAAGGAACAATTCTTGAACCGTCTCTTCTTGTAGAAGTTTCATTAAATGTTACTGCATTTGTCCAGTTATTATTTGAATCAAGGTACTGAATTCTCCATCTTTTTGGAACTGATGATTTTCTTATATCTTGAAGTGGGTCTGTAATTAAATTATTATTACTCCTAATTGTTCCAGGAACTAGGAATTCTCCATCAACTCCTACTGCAGTTGGATCTGCTAAATTAGTTTGCATTTTTACAACTATTCTATTTGTTGCAACATCATTTTTGTAAACAACAAAAGGGGCACAGTCATTTATTTTGTAAGATGCATCTCCTGTAGTAAAAGCTGTTGAAGCAGTGCTTGATATGCCAAACTCTTCTCCAGACTCGTTTCTAAAAGAATTCCAATACTTAAATTTATCAAACCTTGAGGAAAAATAATATCTTGGTCTTTTTCCAGACCTGATGCTATCAACAAATTGCTCATTGTTAATGTTGTTAGTACTTGCAAGATAAAGAATTTTATTAATGCCAGACCTTGGTCTAAATGGCTTAATGCAATCTTTTAAGGAATAGTAAAGTTCTCTACTTGTATCTGCTTTAAGAAATGTAAATGGTTCGTTTGGATCTTCTGTTTTATATTGAGAAATAGATGTTGACTCCAAAGCATCTACATACACATTTGCATTATCTTGGGAGTCATACTCTGGATACAACGTTCTATAAACAACGCTTGAACTATCTGGTCTATATCTATAGTTTCCATAATTATCAAGGTTTAATAAATCATTTTGATTCCATTCAGCAATGATTAAGGAATCAATATCAATACTATTTTTTGTTTGAAGATGGTTTATTAAATCGCTATCTGAAAACATTATACTTCCTCAAGAGAAATAGAAATATCCCAAAGATCGTGGTTAGTTCCGCCTCTTTTAACAACATTATAACTAAAGTCTGAAACAAAAACTTCTAGAACATCTGAGTACTTATCTAGTTTGTCATATACGCCTACGGAAAAATTTTGTGGAATATCATAAGACAGGAACATATAAAAAGATCCAGGATTAGAATTGTACCAATCTAAAAGTTCTGCACCACCAGCACCACCATCTGCTGTATATTCTGACAGTCCAGATATCGTAGCAGCACCATTGCTATCAAACTCTGGATCTCCGTCATAAGACCTGGAAGGAATTAGATTATAAGAAAAAGATATATTCATCTTATCTGCAATATGATAAGAACGCATATGACCATTTACCATTCTTTTTCTATTTTCAAGTCTATTGGTACTAAATGCAATATCACTTCTATTATGGTCAGAAAGGATTATAAAGTCTTCTCTTTCAATTCCAGAAATTTGTGGGACACCATCTAAAATTCCTCCAGAATTATTAGAGAAAATAACTGCCTGTGGTCTTATCCACTTTTTTCTAGCACTTAAATATGCACTACTAACCATTAATATCTACTACTCCTTAAATTCCCTCTATTTTGTTGAGAAAGTTTTGCCATAACTACATTTGCAATATCATCTGGTGATGCATTTGTTCCAGATACATTTACATTTACGTTATATGTACTATTATACATTGGTGAAGAAGTTGAAACAACGTTTGGACTATTAACTGGTATATTAGAAGTTGAATTTTCTGGAATAGTATACCTTGGGGATCCAATTCCATCTAAGAAATTATTTGTAGGAACAGCATTCTGTCCACCAATTCCTGGGAATACTTGACCATTTAGATTCTCTAAGAATCCTCCATACTGTTTTGCAACAGACTTTCTTACAACAAATTCTCCAGGGGTTAGTAGTGCTGGAACTTTGTCAATCATTCCTATTCCTGGAACAGTGCTTCCATAATTCATTCTTAATGCAGGAGGAGATTCTGTTGAACCTTTGTATGCAACTCCACCAAAAGCCATTTTAGAAATAACTCCTCCATAGTTTTGCATTGCAAAATCTGTTTTAGTTCCAGCATTGTCTGCATTATAGGATTGTGCAAGTGCATTAAAATCTATAACAAGGTTGCTTAAGAATTTCTTTTGTTTTTTTGTTAGCTCTCCATTAATTTCTTTATACTTTAATGCTTCAATTGTTTGTTTTTGTTGTAGCAAGTAAGTTTTAAGTTCTGTTTGAGCACGGTCTTGTGATATTTTTAATCTTTTAGTTTCAAGATCAAACATTCTATCTTGAATAACTTCGACTTCTGCTTGAATAGCCTTATTTGCAGCTTCAAGATCATTTCTTGTCATAAGTTTTCCATTTACAGAAACTGTTAAAGATTCTAAGTCTCTTTGCCTTTGTTCTTCAAGAGCTGCCCTTGTATCTTCAATTTGATACTGTGCATTTTGTTGCTGCATTTCATTTGCTGCATTTGCTGCTGCTGCAATGTCTCCCGAAGCAAGAGCACTAGCAAGACTTATTCTTGAACGATCTTGTTCTGCAATTCTATCATTTGCTTCTGAAATTTTGTCTAAAGCTTCAAATCTTGCATCATATGCTTCATTTACAGCATCTTCTTTTTCAGCAAGGTCTTCAAGTGCTCTATCGTTAAGCTCCATTTCCCTTTGCTTTTCTCTCAAAGCTTTTTCTTCTTTTTGAGACTTTTTATCTAAAACCTTTTCTTGCATATCTAACCTTAGTAAAGTTTTTTCTTCTGTAGTCATTGCAAGGAATGCTGTTGCTCTTTGAATTTTTAACTGCTTTTCTGCAAGGGCAATAAGTGTTTTTCTTTGTGCTGCATTAGCCTTTAAATACATTTCAGTATCAATTAAAGCAAGAGCTTCTTGCTTTGATGTTCCAAGAATATGATTAGTAGCTTTAAAGTAATCCATTTTTGCTTTTGTTGCAGCCTTAAATTCTTTAATATATTCTGCAAGAGTTTGCTTACCAGAGCCACCGCCACCAGATGGGGCTGTGGTTCCTCCTGTAACAGGCTGAGTTGCAGCCTTTATTGCACTATTTAGAGCATTAGCTGCAGTAACTCTTTGATTTGTCATTCCAGCGTCTACATATCCACCAGGTCTTTCTTTTTCTAAATTAATTGCGGTAGTAATTGTTTCATAAGTTTGAATATTTCTCAATAAAACAATTTTTTCTTGATTAGGCAATGCCATCAATTCTTCATACTTCATTCCGAAAGCATCTAAAGTATCTGAAAATTCATCCTTAATACTAATACCTTTATACATGTCTGGAGTTTCTTCTAAAGCCATATAATCATCATAAAGTTCTGTTAAGTCAACTTCATCGCTCATATTAAAATTAAGAATTTTATCAATATTTGGAATTGTATTTATAGCTGTAAGCTCTGTCCCAATTCTATCAATGTCTTCTGCAGTAAGATCTCCAGCAGCCTGAAGTCTTATTAAAATATCATATCCATTTTGAGGAATTTGTCCTGAAATAAATTTATCAAAAATTCTTACATCAGTTTGTGTAAGATTATTTTCTATACCATCAACCATAGCCTGTGCTGCTTCTGGAAGGAATCCGCTATTTTCTAACTCTTGTTTAAATGCTACCTTTGCTGGTTCAAGGTATTTTCTAAATTCTTCAGATCCTGGAAGAATTCTTTCAGCTGCAGAAGCACCTTGGATTTCAATTGCAGCTTGTTCTCCAGGTGTCAATGTTCCTGAACCACCAGTGGTATATCCTTCTAGATTTTGAAGTTCTTTTGCAGTATCCTGTATTTTTCCGATCATTTCATCATAAGTCTTATATCCTGAAGCTATTGCATTTGCATTATTGACAATTTCTTCTCTTACACTTGCACCAGAAGTGATCTTTCCTTCTTGTTCTAAATATTTTTTAAGAGTTATTGTTCCTTCTTCATATGCTAAATTTAATAAAGCTCTTGCCTCTGCTTCTTTAGTAAGGGCTGAAGCATTTTCTTCAGCAATTTTATCAATTGAAAATTGCTCAACAAAGCTTTCTTTTCCACCTGTAAAGAGTTCTCCAAATTTTTGTGCAATATTTAAACTATTGTAGGCTTCTTCTGCATCATTTTTAATTTTTTGACTATTAATTTTTGGACTAATTTCTGCAGTTATTTCTATAATATTATCTCTAATCTTTTCTCCACCAGGACCTAATAATGTAGCAAGTTGTCCAGCAACCCTTATCGAAACTTTTTCATCTCCAATAGCCTTGCCCATATCGATGGCAATTGCTTTAGCTTCTTCTGGAGTTATTGCACCTGAAATTATAGAAGATGCAAGTTGATTTCTTAAAGCTAATGCTACATCTTCTCCAGATTTTTTAACAAGTTCTAAATCTTTTATAATTTGAGAAGCTGCTTCTGTTTTCATAAACTCACCAGAAGCTGTTACAGCCTCTGGAGTAATTTCTTGTCCACCAGCTTTTTCTACAGCCTTTCTTCTTAATGCAGTAGCATTAGTTTCTCTTCCAAAAGCATCTGCCATTGCCTTTACTGTTTTAGAAGAACCATACATTGCCTCTGACAACTCTGCACCAGACTTTCTTGCTTCATCCAAACTTTTATTTAATTTATATATAGCAAAACCAGCAAGGGCAAGTGGGGCAGTAATTCCAATAAGGGATGCAGTAGATACTCCAATTGCTGAAGCAAGTCCTGCAGCTAATTTAGGAAGTGCTGATACAACCGCTCCTCCAAGCAATCCTCCAAGCATATTTCCACCAGTTAAACTAGATCCAGCCTCAAATCCAGCGATGCCTCCAACCATAGATCCAACATTCTTTCCAGCTCTAGAACTAGCCAAAGCCTTTGCACCAGTAACTATTCCACCAAGTGCATATCCTTTAACACTTCCACCATTCATCATTTCAAGAAGTTGTTGATTTTGACTTGTTGCTTTTTTATTTACAACAAATTCTCCTGGTGTTAGCATGGCAGGAACCGTATCTGTATTTCCAGTACCTGGAACAGGTCCTCCCGAATTAAGTAGGACTGCACTTCTTAATAGATTTGCAAGTTGTAGAATAACTGCCTGTCTTCCTTTTGAACCTGAAGTTGCTGCCACCATTCTTGTTCCAGATGGATCCAGCATCGTCTGCCTTCCACCTTTAGCAGATTTTCCAACAAAATCTTTTAATATAGACTTTACCTTTGTCGACTTTTTTCCATCTACTTCTTTTACAATTTTAATAACATTTTCAGCATCAATTTTTCCAGCCCTTACTAGGTCTTCTACCTGTGATGCTGTTGGTGCGGAAGCTCTAATTCCTCCACCTGCTTTTTCTGGACTAAACAATTCGTTAACAATGCTTTCTGATATATTCATCTTTTTTGCAGATCTAATAACTGCCCTTGGAACAGCTTTTTCCATATGTCTATATAAGTCAGTATCTACATAAGTTGTTTTTCCAGTGGCAATCATTCTTCTTAACCTTGTCGTCACTTCCTCATGTATTTCTTTTGCCATGGTTGACCTATTTGGTTCAGATGTAATCCCCATGGCATTTAGCATTGTGCTATATGGATTTTTATTAGACTTCATTCTATTTGAAAGGTCGTCTATTAAATCTTGTGTACTGTTTACTCCAGAATTTAAATGCTTAGATATGTCAAAACCAAGATTGCCTGTGACTCTCCATCCAGTAAATCCAGTTAGTCTACCAGCTTCAAAGTAGTGCCTTTGTGCGTCTGACCAAGCCTGTTTATCTGAATTATACAAGTTTTCAAAAAATTCTACTGCACTACTTCCAGTAATAATTGGTGCTCCACCTTTAAAACCAGTTCCGCTAACTGATTCAACTCCTACAAGATTTCTTTGCATATGTGCAAATGTTGTCTTTCCTGTTTGTTGTTTTTCAGATTTTCTTCTTATTGTTCTTGGAATATTTGAGTCTGATTCATTTAATTCTCCAAATCCTCCAGAGATGTTCATTAGCTCTTTAACAGACTGAACTACTCTTTCTACTTCATTTGTTCCAAAATATTGAACTCCTGGAATCTTTCCACCCTTATTATATCCTTTAACACTTCCATCATTAATTGCTTTAAGTAGTCCAAGATTTTCCTTAGTGGCTTCTTTATTAATAACAAACTCACCAGGAGTTAGCATTGCTGGAACAGTGTCTGTATTTCCTACGCCAGGAACACCACCACCAGAATTTCTTCTTATTCCTCTTATTCTAATTCCAGCAGTCTTAGCTCCCTGTGCAGCATTAGTTCCAGCAGCACTAGCAACTCCAAATGATGGGAGTCCTCCTGCAGCACCTTGTGTTGCAGCCATTGCACTATACGCTCTTGTTAAGTTTGCAATAGCTGCTGCTGCTGCATTTGCTGTTCCAACCTGTTGCATAAGAGTTGTATTTAAAACTTGACTTGCACCAGATAGTTGTTGGGCAGCCATAGCTGCATCCATTTCAGCAAGACTTAAATATTTAGAACTTTGACTTAATGCTTTAAATGCTCCAATTGGACCACCAGTAATAAAACCTTTTGAAAACAGTGCCATTCCTTGTGTCATTTTTGCAAGTGTTCCAACAAGGTTTAAAAATAGACCTGCCAACATTGTTACTGCTGGAACTACAACACCAATAATTACTGCAGCAATAGCAGTAAATTTCTTTTGACCGTCTGAAAGGCTATTAAATCCATCAACAATTTTTGTAATAAAGTTAACAACTGGAATTGCAAGTTGAACAAATAATTGACCAATAGGTGCAATTGCTAATTTAAATCTTTCTACTGCACCTGTTAATTGCACACCAAAAGATTCTTCAATTGTCTTTAATTCCTTGTCTGCAGTTGCACCAAGCTGTTCTGTTGAATATCCCATGGTAGCAATAACTTGTTGTGCTTGAGATCCTTTTCTAGAAATATTATCAAATAGTGCTCCAAGTTTTGCATACTGGAATTTACCAAATACCTGCTCCAATGCCTGTTGTCTTGAAAATTGATCTAGACCTGCAAGAGCTTGTGCAAAAGCCTGAACAGTACCCATTAAATCTCCACGATTTGCTTGAATAATTGTTTCAAGATTAATTCCCATACCATTCAACATTTCAGTTGCCTGTTTTGTTGGGTTAATCAAAGATGCAAGACCAGACTTTAAAGCATTAGCACCTTCAGCAGCATCTACACCACCTTCTTGCATTGCTGCAAGAAATACTGTAAGATCTTTTACGTTTCCACCAAGACCTTGGATAACTGGTGCTACTCTAGGAATTGCTGCAGCAATATCTTGCAAGGATACAACAGTTTGGTTTTCAACCATATTTAAAAAGTTAATGGTGTCTGCAAGATCTTGCCCAGATAATCTAAATGCAGATTGCAGAGATATAGTTGTTTCAAGTGCTGCATTCTGATCCATTTGACCAAGTGTTGCAAGTCTTGTTGCTTGGGAAACTGCATCAGTAAGATCTGCATTTTGTCTACCAGCAGCAGCAGCTTGTGCTGCAAGACCAATGGTATCTTTTACTGCAATACCATACTTTGTATATTCAGCAGCAAGACCTTTTACTGCTTCTAAGTTTTGATTTAATTCTGCTGGAGTTGTAAAAATATCTCCATATACCTTTTTAAATGCAACTGCTTGTTTTTCTAAATCCATAAAGGTTTTTCCAGCAACAGAACCAAAAATAGTCATTGGTACTGTAAAGCCAACCATAAGCTGACGACCAGCCCATTGAACATTCTTACCAAAATTAATTAGCTGAGTTGTTCCCTGCTTAAACATGTTAGAAAGAATTTGAGTTCTTTGAGCAGCAACTGCAGCTTCAGAAGAGAATGCAGCAAGAGGTCTAACTGCTATAGCCTCTTGAAAACCATTTGCAGCACCAGAAGTTGCAATAAACTGTGTTTGAAGTCTTTTTGCACGTTCTGCAGCAAGTGCCATTGTTTCTGCTGCAATAGCACTATCTTTATTAAATTTTGCACTAAAAAATTGCCCAAGAGATGTTTTTCCCTTGGACAAAGTTTTATCTAAAGTTGAGGCAGCAGTTGAAAGTCTAACAGTTTCTGCTGTAAATAACCCAGTCTTATTAATTGCACCTTGCAACTCTTTAGAATATTCAGCAGCAAAAGTGCCCTGTGCCTTGTTGCTCTTATTAAGAGCTAAATTAAAAGCATTAATCTGGGTTTGCAAAGCTTGAAGTTGAGACGCAGCACTACCTGTATTAATCTCAATATCAATAATGCCTTTTGCTACTTCAGCCATTATTTACTTACCACCTCGTAATCCAAGCCATTTCCAATACCAAAGCCAGCACGCTGTGCAGCTTTGCCTTGAAGAGCAAGGATGTCGTTAGGATTAGATGTAGCACCTTTGCTATAAGCTCTAGCCTTTATCTCTTCCCACTTATTTTCGGACGAAGAAGAATCTATGTTAACACCTTGTAACGCTGCTAAAAACTTTTTATTTTCATAGTCTTGCTCGTTTTTAGCTTCTAGTATTGCTACTAGTTCAGGCATTGATATACTTTCCTCCATTTCAGAATAATTCTTCCAGAATCCTAGAAGAAATACTCTTGATTCTAACTCAGCAAGATCTAGTTCGTCCCAACTAGAGCCGCTGCCAGTGCGTTTGGGTCATTCAACTTAATCCCTGCAGCCACTTCAATTACCTTGTACACAGTTGGGAGATCCATGATTTCCTCTAACTGCTCCTTAGTTGCTAGTTCTGAGTTATATTGCTTCATTGCAATAGTTGCACAGCTTAACAATAGATCCATTGACTTGATGTTATCATCTGCAATTTTTGGATCACTAATTTTTTGAAACTCTTTCATAAAATCTCTAAGTAAAGAGATCTTTAGTGGTTTCATAGAAATAGTAGAGCCATCTAATAGCTCTACTTCTACAACTTCATATACGCTAGTTGCCATTTATTCCTCCTGTAGAATATATTTAATTATAGCATAAAAGGCTTCTACAAAAGAAATTACCCACCCCCAAATTAATGAGAGTGGGCACTTTCTATTATTAAATTATATTAGGTTATGCACCCTTTACACGGTCAACAATCTTACCGTATGAACCGTTAGAAGTTGGAAGCAAACGGAATGATACTTCATACATAGAAGGAGTATCACGCTTTGCTGACACAGTTACGCTATCAATAGATAGAGCACGGTGTGCAACATAGACACGCTCAACCTGATCTGAACCAGTTGCCGAAGGATCACCAGAACCTGGACCAACAGCGATAAGTGCACGTTCCAAAGGAACTTCACCTAGATCACCTGCTGAGAGGTTAAGTGTTAGTTCATCTGGATCTGCATCGTTGTAGTTAGAATCTGAAGTTGCAACTGCAACAACAAGATTTTCAAGTGTAGCTTCAGCAAATGCTGTAACCATGTTCACCTGCATACCTTGCTTGTAAAGCTTAGCAACGTCAAGAAGTTGATCAACCTGTACCTCACCAAAGTCTGGTTGGAATTGTACTTCCAAACCGTTCATGGTGTAGCCTACGTTTCTCCAGCTTGCTGAAGCTGCTTCAACTGTATCTGCATATAAAGTTCCATCTACGAAAGCTGGGATGCTGCTTACGCTTCCACTTCCTGAGAAGTTATATGCACTTCCGCTCCACTGTAGTGGACCAGAGTTGGATACGAAAAGCTGTGCTGCACCAACAATAATTTGATTGGAATTTCCACGAGTAGCCATATTTTTTTACACCTCACTTTTAGTCTTAAAATTTGTAGGGTATTGGCGTTTCCTAGTTTAAGTATACATCTAGTTTTTATCATTCATTAAATTGTTTAGAATGATAGTCATACTTAATAATAAGGTCTCTTGTAGGGTTATATTCCATAAAATCAGATACATCCTGTTGGGTATCTGTAAATCCAGACTGGTAGACGTTTACACAATGAAAGTAATATTTGCTTAATTCTGGGTAGTTAGGATCGTTATATCCTGGAAGAGTTTTAGTAAATTCATTAATATCTCTTGCAGCATCATCTTCCCTGTCCAATATGCTTTGAATAAGACTTGTAAGATTTATAGTAGTTGCGTACCTATCCTGCTGGTTCCTGTTAATGTCGTACAGAGAGCCACCAACGATTGTATATCTCATTTGGTCAGTCTTGATAGGGTAGAAATATTTATAGCCTCCACGGACTCTACTGAACTTATCAAACATAACATATGGCAAGTCATTGTCAATTACTGCAGTTGGAAGGTTGTTTGCTGGGGCAGGAAAAAAAGGAACAATATCTGGACCACCAGAGGTTGGACCATATAGATTGTAGAATGCTGGAGCATGAGTTTTAAACTGCTCCCAAACATAAAGGTTAATAATATTTTCTGGTCTATATACTACCATAACTACCTCCTGGTGCATTCATAATCCATGATAGTGCTGCCTTTTTACCTTTTGCTGAAGCTCCACCTTTTGTTGCAGAAGCAAAATATGTTTCAAAGACTCTTGGGTTCTGAAAGTATTGATAGAATCTAATTGCTTTTAGATGAACTTCTGTAAAATATGATCCATAGAATTCATCAAATGCTTTTAAGAAAGATCCTCTTGTTGCTTCTCCACCAGGATTTGCAATAACTATTGGACCACTTCTAAAAAACTCTTCTCCATCAGATTCAAAGAATAGTGCTTTTGCTTCTACCTGATTAATTGTTACAGTTCTTCCTTCTTCCATAATTTCTGCCTTGTCATAAAATGGCTCTGTTGATGTTGGAGATGGCACTCTAGACTCTAAAAATTCAGCATCAATAACTGCAGATGTTTTATTGCTAGACATTGTTAAGTCAAATAGTCTTCCCATAGGATCTCCAACTTCTCCCCATTCATAAACATGGTGAAGCATTCCTGGATGAGATCTTGCAAGACCATCAAGATATTCGTAAAAAGCATCAATTGATTCTTCTCCAAGTTTTCTATTTAAAGTATCTTGATTTCTTTTTAATTCTGCAGCAAAGGCACTAGAATACTCAACAGAGTTTTTAAGCATTTTTACAACATTGTCACCTTTAATTCTTGCTCTTATCATTCTGGTATGTCCCACTTTTGATTTGCTGAACGATTTAAAAATACTCTATACATTCCAATGTTATGGAACATATCAAAGCTTGGAATAATTGTTTTTACTTCATACTTTGTCTTTACAGTTTCAGCCTTTGTTTTAAGATTTTCTGTATTAATCCATACTGGATCCCCATTTGGATCTCTCATATTTGTAACTGCAGTTGCTGTTATTGGATAGTATTTTCCAGAAGTGCTCTTTCTTATGTCTTCATTTGTTCTAAAAAATAGTGAAGATTCATAATCTAAAAATTTATCTTTTACCCTGAGTTCTGCAGTTAGCACTCCAGAAGTAGCGGTAATTGCTGAGCAATTAACAGTTCTATCAAATTGCCAAGTTCTTGTCATATTTCCATATTCAGATTGTGTTTCTACTGCATAGTAAATGTCAGCAGTCATTGGATAAAGAATGTCATCAAGTGATGAGTTGAAAAGCATTATAACACCCCAAGACGGATGTTATTCTTATACTTTTGTAAAATTCTATCTACTACAAGATTTCCTGTACTAGCATTAAAGTTCTTTGCAAACTTAATCTTAAAATCATCATTATCAAATGACTCAATATACTTGTTAACATATCTCATATTGTCGCTTGATATATCAGAAACTAGTAGTCTTGTTGCTTCCTGAATATCTTGAGGAATTACTTTCCATCCAAAATCTGCATCAACAAGGTATTCAAATCCATCTGCAAAATCTACATCTAGATATCTATCTCTCCAAACTCTATTATAATTTACTCTATTTGTTTCTGTTTGAGTCAAAACAATAGAAGTCTTGTCTTTTGAAATTTCAAACTCTTGATCATTTGTTGCTGCATCTACATCATAAACTAGTTCAAGGTTTTCATACAACTTGTATAACTTATAAATTTTTTCATCAATAACAAGGTAGTCAGATCCCATTCCAACTACTTCTTTTTGTTTTTTTACAAACTTAAATCCACCGAATGTTTCAGAATCTACAATATATCTCGCAATTCTTTCCATTTCTTTTATTTGAGCAACTGTTTTATTTAATTCGGTTGCTAGAGAATAGATGTCACAGTATGGTCTTAGAACATCAATATTTGTAACAATTACTTCTTCATCATATGTGTCAAGAACTCTTGCCTCTAAATTTCCATCATACGAGATGTACTTATTATCAAGTGTGAAGGTAATATCTCCAGAACCGTTTGCTGAAGCACTTGCTGAAAATGTTTCGTCTGTTAAAAGGTCAGAATATTCAATAGTATAAACACCACTTGGAACAAGGTCTGAAAACGAAACTGTTGGGACACTCCCATTAATTCTTAAAACTTCCATTATTTAACACCGAAAACTTCGGCTACCTCCTCTGGAGATGTGACTCTAATTTTAGGGAACTTGCTAACCCATACATCAGCATCTTTTTTACTTACAACATTATACCCTTTATTAAGTTTGCCAAGAGTTTTTTCATAGACACTTGCATTTTCTACAAATAAACAAACTAAATCATTCTTAACTTTTTCCATAATGCATCTATATTATTATATCATTCATAAATAGATGAAGGGGAGACAAATTAATGCCTCCCCTCCAATTGTGACTATAATTAGTCTTGCATGAATGCTACTGCATCGGTTTCTTCGATTGCAACACCAAAGCGTAGGAATACTGTATATTCTACAGTGTCCTTCTTTGGCTTGAATTCACGGTGTACTGTTACGTCTCTCTGGAAGCCCCAAATGCGGTTTTCTGGGAATGTAAGTGATACATAACCAGCTGGCATCAAAGGAACTTCAACTAATGGAAGACCTAGAACACGGTACTGAATTGGTGCACCAAGGGTTGCAGGAGCAACACCATCGATTACACGCTCAACAATACGCTCGGAATTCAAGTTACCCGAAGAACCAAGACCGTTGATGATTGCAGCAACGGTTTCAGTATCTGCGTAGAACTTCATGTTCGAACGAGAGCCACGGTACTTACGAGGCATTGCAAGAACAAGTCCCTGCAAGTCTTCAATGTCTGTACCATAAGTTGCTGAATTACCATCAGCTTCGATTGAAACGAAGCCTTCAAGGATGTTAAGGAAGCTGTTTGTACCAGTTCCTGTACCATTGATAGCTAGATCTTCAAGATCGTTAGCAAACGCACGAGTCATTGTACGGACCAAGTGATCCTCAAGACCTGCACCTTCGATATTATCTTCAAGAGCTTCGCTAGATACTTCCCAGTCAAGACGAATCTTCTTGGTGGTTAGTGATACCTTGGTAAACTGAACATCAGCATTTGTGTAGGTTGCATCAGCCTGGGCTGCTGCACGAATTACACGCTCTCCAACATTCATCTTTTCAAGTTCAGTTGTGTTAGCTCTCATCGTGACTCTACGCCCGTCTTGTGCTAGTACCTGCTGTTCAAAGATATACTCGATAAACTGACGTGACTGTTCAGGCTGCAAAATACCGCCATCAGACACTAGATCACCAACTGGGTTAGTATTGTCAAGAATTCCAGCTGCTGGAGTGCTTACTCCACCAATACCACCAGATGCGATAGTACCAGCTGCAGCCGCTTTTTCTAAAATTTCATTGTTTTCTGTCATTTTTTATTTCACCTCCAGTTTCTCTTAATGATATAGGTCAGCGGAATTTAGGAAACGTCCACCCCACATAGACCCTTTTTGTATTTTTGTTCCCTGAACGATCCCGCCAAGATCGCCAGACTTACGGACAGCGGTATCGTCTTCTAGACCATCTACACGCTTTCCAAACTCTTCAAGACTGCCTCTTACTCCAGCAACTTCTTCTGCTACTGTGGCGTGACCCTTTTTAAGGTCTACAATCTCTTCATTTAGTGACTTAATTGTTGAAACAAGTTCACTCACTGCCTCTGTTACTGAAACCTTAATTTCGTCAACAGCTTTTACAAGCTCAGAATCAGTTGCACTAGCTTCAGCAACAGACTTTTCAACTTCAACGTCATCGGAAGCATCTTCGTCTGCAACATCTTCTGCAGGTGCTTCTTCTGGATCAGCAGACTTAACTACTGTTTCCTCAACAGCGTCAACTGCGTCAACTGACTTTTCTACGGTTTCTTCGGCAGGAGCTTCAGCAGCAACTTCTTCAGCTGCAACTTCTTCAACGGTCTCTTCTACTACTGTATTTTCTTCTGACACGTTGTTCTCCTCCTCTATATTGTTTTCTACAATTGACGCATTATTGTCAATCGCTGTTTCAGACGTTTCGCCTGAAGTCTCTGGGGTTTCGGAAACGTCATCAGATTTAGCTAGGTCTGTAACACCAATAAACTTATTTAAAAGTGACTTAACTGTCATAGCTTTTTCTGTATCCTTTGTCTCTACGAAACCAATATTCTTCATGCTAACTTCACATGAAGGGCAACTTGAATCTTCAACTTCTGAGAGTCTGACAAGACCGTCATTCTCACACCAGTAGACATTTTCAAGATCTGCTTTTGCAATTATACCATCAATTTGAGCATCTTTATCAATCTTCTGAATAGACACAACATTTGCAAATTGATTTGCAGGATTGTCTACTAAAGATAGCTCTTGAAGTTCATAATCTTTTACAATTCTAATTGTTTTTTCAACATTTTCATCCCAGGAATTTTCAGCTTCCTTAATTACTCCACCAATTGAAAAACCTGTCAAAGTTCCATCAAGAACTTTTTCCCAAGTATCTTGAGCACCCTTAGAAATGTAAGCATCTACATAGACACCATTATATAGTCTGTCTGTGCTCTTGTCAAAAAACTTTTCTTGTCTAAAATTAACTACCTTGCCAACAGCGATTGGCTGGTGCATTTCTCTTAAATTTCCACGGAACATTTCAAAAGCTTTGATGCTAACATCTGTAGGAACTATGTCAGATTGTTTGTCAATGTTATCAAGCGTGGCAAATCCAGAAACGGTTCTACGCTCTTCATCTATTTTGGCGATTGGCATAGACAACTTGATATCATCGTTGTCCGAAGTCCAATGAGCCTTGTTTAAAGCAGACATCTTATTCCTATTATATATGTATTTTTTATATGTTTACAATATTGTTATATTATAGCACTGATCTTCCTTCTCCACCAGGATTTCTTCCTGTTGTGGTAGAAGTTGAATCAGATGCTTCATTGGTTCTTTGTTGATCTCTTTCTCTTGTTCCAGCCATTTGAGCATTTTGCTCTGCACGTTGTTGAGGGGTCATAACTACTGGAGTATCTCCTTGCGGAATTACTGGTAATCCTAATCTTGGTCTGATATCATTTGGAACTACAACTTGTGCTCTTAGATATCTTTCATCAATCTGACTCTGAGTATTTTCATCTGTAAGAGTTAGCTCGTTAAACTTTAGCAACAGAATATCTGTTTTTTCTTTAATAAGCTTGTTGATTGTTTTTTCTAAATTCTTTTGAGATGGTCTTGCAACTTGTTCTTTAAAGGTTCTGTCTGAAACAAGAGCAGATGCAATTGAGCTTCCAGGATCCGATCCTACCTTAGAGATAGGAACTTGATGTGCCATAAGGATGTCATGAACATTTGAAGTTCTGTACTTATCAAAGGATCCTTCTTGAATACCATTTTCAACTGGCTCCATCTTAAATTCAACCTTGTTGTCTGCAGCATCGCCAGGGAGTGGAATGTAAAGTGTTCTATGATTCTGTCCACGAAGACCAGACTGCAAGAATCTAAACAACTTATCTTCTGCATCAGAGGAAAGCTTTGCACCCTTTAAGGTAACAATGTATCTTGGGACAGCTTTATTTTCAAAATAATCAATATTATATCTTGCAGCAAGTTGATCTCCAACAACAGAAGTTGCTGCAGAAACTACATCTGGAACACCATAGTATGTGTTCTTTGGACTGTACTTTTTAATATGAATTAGTTCATTTGGTCTTGGATCTGTGGTAACAGGATTTACTGTTTTTTTATCTTGAAAGTTTTTAAAATAAACTACCCTTTGATTTACAATTTGAACATACCCATCACGAAGCCTTCTTACACGAACGGTTGTTGCTGGAATGTGACCAATGTAGCCAATCTCCCCAGTATTCTTTCTACCAATTTCAATGTAACCATTTCCAGTTGCTTCATAATCTGTCATAGCTTTTTCAAGAACATGAGTAAAAGTATCTTCGTCATTTAATTCTTCTAACCAGTTAGTGAGTTCAGACTTTGCTCTTTCAACTTTTCTCTGTGCTCTAACTCTCTGGCTTACATCTTCAATTTCTTCAATCCTTGCCTTAACAATGTCAGACATAATAAAGTTATATCCAAGACCTACTGTGTTTGCAACTTTTGCATTAATTGCAGCATGGTTTGCAAAAGAGTTATCAAAGAAAAATGCTAGTTCATCTAAATTGTATGGTGGAAGAACTACATCAAAAAGACCATAGGCTGTGGTGATATCTTGTTCTGGAAAAAGTTGCTTAGACTTAGCACCATCTTGACCCGTGTAAGCCTTACTCATCCTTGTTATTCTTCTTTTAAAGTTTGCGTCAATTCCATCAAAACTTTTTACAACATCTGCTTCAAATAAGAAGTCGTCAGTCTTACTTGCAGAAGGCTTGTTTTTGTCTAAATTATCTAGTCTTGCAATAGTCTCAGTCATCTCCATGAGTCTTCAGCCCCTTTGCAGCATCCATGAAAGCACCAGTATCAAATTCATCTGGAATATATCCTTGTGCCATTCTGTCAATCTGAACAGAATGTTCTTCTTCGGTAATTCTTGTAACACCTGGCATAAATACTGCCTTTCCAGGACCAGCTCCGTAATGTGCTGCAGCCTGAGTAATTCTGTTAATTGCACTAATGTCGTATTTTCTGGCAGGAATGTTCATAAAACTTCCATCTCCATCTCCAAATACTTTTCCATTTTCCATTTTCCAAACGTATAAGCCATGCTCAGAAGTATTTTCTACTACTTTTACTTTTGGCTTGTTTGGCATTTTTTGTAAGCCTTCTATATAATCCATGACAACATTGTACCATAAATTATTGCTTAGACCAAATAAATGTCCCAATCTATGTCATTTAATATTACAACAGAATCAGAAGTGACAGAAACTATACTATTGTCACTACCAACACCTGAAGAAAGACCAGAGTATGTGTTAAATAATTCTTCTCCATTTAAAGAAAGAACTGTAACTTCAAGAGACTGTGCATCTAAAACTTGTGTCCAAGTTGTAGAACCTGACCAATAAGACCATTCTTCATCGTCAACAATATTCCATTCATTATACGCAATTAAGTTTTGTTTAATTGGATTTAACTCTACAAAGCTTGCAACATTGTCAACTTTTACTCCTGAATATATTTCTATTTGACCGATAATTCCATCAAGTGGTATCGAATTTTCTTGAAGAGATATGGCAATGTGGTTCCAGGACAGTGGCTCAATTACTACGCTATTTACTAGCTTTCCATTTAAAAATGATCTTGCATTGGTAAATTCTGTACCACTAGTTGTATCAAAAATCTTAAAGAATGCTCTTTTTCCATCTTCTTCAGGAATTAAAACTATGTCGTATGAAGAGTTTGAGCTAAGTATACTTCCAATCTTTTTTCTTTCAATAAAAGAATTTGATTCATTATACATTAAAAACATTTGCAAGCCAACAATGTCTTGGCTAGGCTTTAAGCTTTGATTTATTGGAACAGATATTCCTTTAATTAAATTTTCATCAACTTCTGGCAAAACCTCTATTCCAGAATCTCCAGATAGGTAGAGGTATGGGGAAGACTCTGTATCAATCACTACTGGAATCTTTCTTTTATAGACATACTGGTCTTCATTTTTAACTATTGGATAAAATTTTCCTGCAGCAGGAGTATTTATTGAATAGAATTGCCCTTCATCAAAAGATAGAGCAGATAGCCCCATATTTTTTACTACTACATTCTCTGTATTTATTCCCCTAGATGATATTTCAATATGTAAAGTTATATAATAGTTTGTAAATCCAGATATATCTTTTGGTGGGTAAATAATGGTTCCATCATTAATTTTATACTTAGTGTCTTCTGGAGATGTAATTTCTCCTAAGTCTAAAATTCTATCCATTCCAATAAGGTCTGTATTTGTAAACTGAGTGTAGACTGTCTGACCAATTTCAACAATATTTTGTAAAGTTAGATAAACTTTTGTTGATAGTAATTCTTGATAGTCTGAAGACTCTTGATTATATTTTGAAAAAATAGAGCTTGGAGTATCAATGTTAAACTGAATTACATCTAGGTCATACTTTAATTCTCCATTTGACTGAGTTATGTATTTTCCAAAGTACGATAATGGTATTGAATTTTCCCAGTACCCTGAAGATCCAACGTCTAAAACTATTGAAGTGTTTGTTGTTTTTGGCAACAAGGTATAGGATCCAATATAGCTATAAAGATCTTCATTAAAGTTTTTAAATGCTATTCCAGATGAATTAAACATTACAGACCCATCTTTATCTGTAAAAAAATCATTATTTATTGTTAAAGAGAATATTTTTCCAAGGAATGTATCTTGATTATTTCCTGCAAAATTTAAAGAAAGAGTTTCTGGATTTGAGAAGAATGATCCAACAGTTGAATAGTATGTTTGCTCAACTTTATTAAAATCAATACCAACTGCAAAGTAGGAATATGTTGAGATAGATGCTGAATTTAAAACAACATTGTTATAGAGATACTGAATACTTCCTGAATTAATTACTATTTCAAAAGTATTTCCTTGTGAGCTATTAGATATAAGCATTAAAGACTGTCTAGTTGAAACATCATTTGATGATTTTAATATAGATTGAATAGATCTTGTTTGATAATTTGTTTGATTTAATTTTGAAAAATAAATTGTTCCATAAGATCCGTTATTAATATATGAGCCAGTAGGATCCATCACAATAAAGGGATATTCTTCGTCTTGAATTGCATAGTTTTGATCATAGAATCCTGAAGTGATTGAAGATTTTTGAAAATCTGTTAATGCCGTAGTATTTTTAAATATAATTTCTGGTAACTTATATTCTGGCAAAGATATTCCTTGAGCATTTGCTACTATGTTGTTGTAAAATCCATCTTCCCATTTTGTTCTATCTGGGTATTTAATTGTAGAGCTATATCCAGAAAATGGAAAATCAACATAAGATAAAGTTCCATTAAGTGATCCAATAATATTTTCTTGCTCTTGAACTCCTTGCCCAAATACATATCTTTTCTTTGCAACCTGGTCTGCAACAGCATAAGGAAATATTGAAAATGAATCTATCTCATGCAAATAAATTTTATCGTCTGTGTAAAATCCTAAAAAGTCTTCGTTTGCTGGAGGAAAGGTAGGAATGCTTAAAGAGTCTATTGGAATTGATATTACTTTTTCTCCATTTATCATTAAGAAAATTTCATTTGGGCTCTGGCAAAAATGTACAAGCATTGGTCTATACCATTTTCCAATAAAGTAAGACTTTGTATATTTGCCAACATTTACTTTTATAAAATCTTTATCAATATATATTCCATCATCTGATGTTAGTGGTCCAAAAATTCTTGACTGAGTAGTTTTTTCTGGACTAACTCTTAGCCAAAACTCTGTTGTTAAAGTTTTATTATATCCAAATTGATTTAAAAATCCTTTTCCTGGAAAAACTAAAGATGGGAATTTATTATATTGCTCTGTAGTAAGATATATAGAAGAGTTTCCTCCATCAATAAATTCTGCATATGATGAAGAGGCAGACCCACCTTCAATAATAATTTCTTCTTCAGAAGATCCGTCTAAAAATGATTCAATAATTTGAAAAGGACTTTTGTTAAGCGTTATATTTCCACTTGATCCATAAACCATTGGAGTTCCAGTTAACTCTGCAAGCAAAGAATTGTTTAAAGAAAGGACGTACCCATTGTCAGCGTCATTGTATCCATACGGGTCAAGTATTGTACATTGTATATTATCTTCAAAATCTATTAACGAGGCTACGCTGGCTGAAAGAGTACTTGTAAAAATTCCAGTACTTTTTGAATTATAAGGCTCTGACCACTGTCCCACGGAAACTCCATTAAAGTACAAAGAGCTTTCATCTTCATTTGCATCTGTGTCTGGATCAAAAACTATTCTTATAAAAGGAATGAAGCTGTTAATTGAAGTTGTATTTGTATGTGATATTTTTTCCCAATTGTTTGTTGTTAAGTAAGAGTATCTAGTATAAAATTCTTCTCCTCCAATAATAAATCCAATGTCTGCATAAAGTATGGAAGTCTGTTCTGGAATGTAAACATAGTTTGACACACAGATGCTACCTTTATTTGGATCAAATTCTAAATAAGATATTGAAGATGATAGTGAAACCATATATTGAATAGGAGATCCAGATGCTGAGGATAGATATATTTTATTAACTTCTAAATCATCAAATGGATATCCTGACAAAGTAAAAGCTGCAGAAGAGCTAACAGCATTAGTAAAGTCCCAATAACCCTCTGTAATTTCTTTTTCTTCTTGAGACATTAAAGACACAAAGTAATTTGACTCATCCATCGACCACAAAGCCACTGGGTGCTCTGCATAGATTCTTGAAGCATAAAGATTTGAACGTGTGTAGGACATAGATTACCTCTACCCTATTTTATCATAGAGACTACTTGGTAATATCTACAATTTCACATGCTCCAGCAACACAGGACAGCTCTTGGCTCCCAGTTGTTCCGTCAGTTGTTTCATATAAAGAAAGCATATCCCAGCGAATTGAATCAGGCATCTTATTTAACCATGACTCATATTCTTCTTTAGAAACCTCTTGATAAGGAGCTTGCTTATAGGAATGCTCTACTGCTGGTAAGAAAGATACTCCACCAATTGAGTCAAAGTTATCAAATACCCAAGCACCAACACGCATCCACTCATCCTCTTCAACATTAACAGTTACACTTGGGTTGTGCTCTGTCCAATGAGTTCGATAAGTCTTCCACATTTCAAGGTGATCAATTGCAGTTAAATCCTTAGTAAGAATTGCATTCTTTGGAGCCTTGATTGGAAAATAGAAAACTGTAGTTGCTTCAGGCTTCATTACATCTGGCTCAAATGGAATTCCAGAGTCTTTCAAGAACTGTGTTAAAGGATCTTTATTATCTGCTCTAACACTTCTAATATAGTATTCTGAATACCATGGGTGGATGCCAGAAGATACTCCTGTGAGCTGTGATACGGTCCCTGAAGGCTTTACACAGGTAATTGACACTGAAGGATTGATGTTTAAAGACTTAGCCTCTTTATCATTTACTGAAACAGATAGATCTCTCATTTCATCAAGTAGTGCCTCTAAAGCCTTTCCATTTGTAGCAGTAATTTTATTTCCATAAATACCTGTCAAAGAGACTCCAAGAAGTCTTTCTTCCTCACAGTTATCTCTCCAAGTTTTTCTAATGTACTTAAAGTTTGTTAAAGTTGATTGCCAAGTTCCAAGGACTGTAGCAAGACGAACCTTCTCAAGCAGGGTTTCTTTTGTATCAGATGCTTCAATTACAACTTCTGTAAGATTACAAAACTCATTTGGGCGAAGAAGAATTTCTCCACAAGGATTTGTTCCACCAACCAAACTTGAGTCTCTGCGACCAAACTTGTCAATATGCTTTCTAACAGAGTCTATGTTGTAAATGCCACGCTCTCCAGATTTTGATTCGTAAAGGTTTCTCCATTCACGAAGGAACTGTGCGGTATTTGGCTTTGAATTATAGACAGCAGAGTTGTTTGCTAAAGCTCTTTGTCCATTACCTTCCCACCATTGTCCACTTTTTGCCTTTGCCATTTCAAAGTCATCAAGATTGGAAAGTGAAATCAAAGCACTTCTGCGAACTCCTCCAACAACAACAACTTCTCCAACTTTACACATTAAGTCATGTGCTTCAATTGATTTTAGCTTTCTTCCTGCAGCAAGTCTAAATGTTTCAATTGTAAATTTAAATAGGTCAACAAGCGGATCTGGTCCAGAAGCTCTTCCTCCAAATACCTTTAGTCTTGCTCCTGATGGACGAACCTTAGACACGTCCCAGTTTGGAATCTGTCCTTGATAAAGAAGTGCAATTAGTTCTTTAAATGCTTTTGCCCAACCAAGTTTTGAATCATCAACAACAATAGTTGTGTTTGTTTGGAAGAATGACTCAGCAATTACTGGGAGTTGATTAATATACTTTTGCTCAACACTAAATCCAACACCAGTTCCATTCATCAAAATATACATTGCCTCATCAAAGGCTCTAGGGCTATCTACAGCGATGAAAGAACAATTGTATGCTGCGATGTGATCTCTCTCTAAAGCAGGTCCTGCTGTCATCAGTGCCCTCATAGAAGGCATTATGTGATGCTTTAAGATTGCTTCTCTGACTTCATCAAAGATCTTTGCATTTGGACTATAGCCATAGTTTAATACTAAATGGTCCTTCATAAAATTGCAGTACCTATCAACAGTTTCCTGCCAAGTCTCTCTGCGGTTTTCGCTTTCAATCCAGCGAGCATACCTTGAAATATGAATAAAATTGCGATAAGAATCTGTAATAGATCCATTGGAGTCAATAAATGACATTTAGTAACACGTCCTTCTGATAAAATGTAATAGATATATTCTACACGACTATTCAAGGAGAAGCAAATGGAGTTAACAATTCAAGAAGTAAATTACTACAATGAGTTGGTAAAAAATAACAAAGCAACAAAAATAGAATGTAAGTTTGATACAGGAGATACTGTTGTTTCTAAAGTTGATAGTAATGACAATGTATTTTTTTACTGTTTAGGATGCCATTCATCTTTTTATCCAGGAATTAATTTAATAGAAAAAATTAAAGGATATATTTCTTTAGCTATTTCTTAAAAAGCATTCTTGTATTATTAGTTGGCTCTTGAATATATTTTCTATTAACAAAACTTTTATCCCCTGGCTTTTTAATTTTATCTTTTACAGAAAAAGTATCAAACACAGTTCCAGGGTTTAGATAAGAAACAATTCCTTGACCAATAACAAGTGCATACACCTCTTCATCAATTTCTTTTGAATCATTTGTTAAATTAATAACTAAAGTTGGACATTTAAAGAATGCTTCATATTCTTCTCTTGGGATAGATTGTTTAGAAACTGGTCTGGTTTTGATATCTGCCTTTGAACATTGATAATTAATTTTATTTGCAAGATCTTCCATCCCTTCAACATTATTAAAAAAATGAGTGTTCAATCTTTCTTCTGCTGGATATTCAGGAGTTTTCAAACTAATACATATGTCAGCATTTTGTTCATGAACTGCTAAATTATAAGGAGTATTTTGTCTAATATATTTTTTTAAAAAAGTTTTAACTGGTTCTGAATATTCATCACTTTTAATAAATAGTTTAGCCATACATATATTATAGTGCAAGAATTTTTCTGCAAACCTCGTCCCAATCATATCCTCTTTGCTTCATAGAAAATTGTTCAGATATAATTTCACGATTCTTTATTCTTTCTTCAAGCCTTGTTTTTGGATTTAAAAGTTCTGTCATATGACCAATCCATTCATCTGGAGTGTTTGCAATTCTTCCAACCCCAGAGTCAGCAAATAGCTGATATTCTGGAAGTCCTCCAGAGGCGATAAATGGAATTCCTGCTGCTGCATTTTCTAGTCCTTTAAGATAAGACTTTGCATGATTGAATGGGACATTTCTTAATGGAACAATTCCAACATCCATTTTTCTATAAAGTTCTGGAACGCCCAACATTGTTTTCATTGGTTCAAATGTACAAAGCTTTTTATCAATACCTATTTGATCAGATGCTTGTGGAGCATTGATTACATTTCCAGCATGATGAAATTTTAAATGCTTTTGTTTTAAAAATTCTCCAAAAAATGGATTAAGGGTTTCTAGATCTCCAGATCTCCATGGAGTTGCACCAACCCATCCAAAAGTAGGAAGCCATCCTTTATGATCTTTTCTCATATTCCATCGCTCAAGATCAATACCATTTCTTACAATAAATATTGGTTTTTCTGGATATTTTGCTTTATAAAAATCATGCAAAAATGGAGTAGATGTAATTAAAGCATCTGCTTGATCCATAATTGCAACATAGTGGTCTCTATTATTATTTGGATTTGATTCTGGACTCGTTGTTTTATAAGCAAGATTTGTTTCTTCAAGACCTTCCATATGGTCATCAATATCTACAACAATTTTTTGACCAAGTTCTTTTGCTCTTTTAACATGATCAACAAATCTTTCAAGCATGATAAGCTTTAAGACAACAATGTCCCAACCATGAATTGCTTTCTCTTCTGGTAATAAAATTCCAAAAGCGTGTTCTTCGCTAAATCCTGGAAGACCAATTCCACTTTCCCAGCCATGCTCCTTCAATTGCTTCATTGGTAAGTAACATCTGTACCAACCACATCCATTTGGTTGTAATGGTTTTACACCAAATGACCAGTCATAAGTTAGAAAAGCAATTGTCGGAGTTGGCATAGGTTATTACTTCTTTGTAACTTTTTTAATTGCTTTTACAGCTTCTGCTGCAACTTCTTCTGAAGTTGAGCTTCCAGAAATCTTACCAAAAGCAATGTCATTCTTATTAAAGAAACGAATTGCAACTGGAGCAAATGCAGCTACTAGTGCATATACATATGTATAAGGATCTGTATTACCTGCCATATATAGAGCAATAGCTGCACCTAGAAATGAACGACCATAAGATTGAAGCATTTCTTTTTGCGATTTTGTTAACTTGAGTACCATGTTAATTCTCCTGTCTATAGTACTTTGTAAAAGTATATCTTAAAACATTAATCTTGTCAAGAGTGGTTTAAAAAAGCTGTCTTCCCATTATTGCTTTTACTTCTATTTCAGTTAATCCTAAAGCTATTAACTTTTGTTCTGCAGTTCTTAGTGCATCATGATATTCTTTTCCATCTGTGCCAGCTGGTACAAAATACCACCCAACTACTCCAGGACTTGTTCCAAAGTTATTTGATAATTCCCAAATATCGTATCCATGAGAATCTTGTTTTGCAATCTCATCAACTTTTCTAAAACTTATAGCCATTATGCCCTCCTATATCTTAATTATATAGTTTAATGCTATATAAGGTTGTAGATTTGATATTGTATCTGATGCTGGAGTTGTATGTACATGAGATCCGCCAGCTCCATCAATAGTAGCTTCTGAAACTGTTGATACATTGTGTGCATGATTACTTCCATCACTAGAAGTATTAAAGTTTGCACTTGATGCTCCAGAGTTGGCATTAGAGTCAGTTACACTACCAGATAAGGTGTGATCATGATCTCCAGTATTTGATGTATTTCCACTTATTGTATGAGTATGTTGTCCAGATGCTACGTTTAATGAAGAGCTTCCAGAAGAGACTTTAAAATAAGCAACATTGGTAGAAGTAGCAATATTTCCATCTGTATGAGAGTGAGCACCAGTTGTTGTTGGGTTAAAATCATCAGCATGTCCATGATTTATACTGTGAGTATGAGTTCCGTTTACAGAGTGATTATGTGCACCTGCACCTGCAGCTGTTCCAGCTAACGCAGGAATTGTATGATTATGTGCCACAGAAGTATTACCACTGTTAGAGGCAGCATGTTGGTGTGTCATTGTTCCACCAGATTCTCCACGGGTATCAAATTCAACTTGAGCTGCATCAATTCCAACTACAACTTTTCCTTTTAAGTTTGGAACATTAAAGTTTGCACCAGATCCACCAAATGTATAACCAATAACACCGTAAAGATTTGCATAAGTTGTTGTGGAATAAGAAGTACCATCACAAAGTAGCCATCCAGTTGGGGCGGTAGCTGCAGAATGAATTGAAATCATTCCAGCTGGAGTATTTGTATTTATTTGAGTTTGAATAGAAGATGTTACCCCATCTAGATATCCAAGTTCAGTTGAACTAATTGAAACAGTTCCAGAAACACCAGCATTAATTGTTGGAGTATTAATTGTTGGAGTATTTATAGTTGGGCTTGTCAAAGTTTTATTTATTAGAGTCTGAGTTGTTCCAGTTCCAACAACTAAATTACCTGCACCAACACCATGCACGTCTGAAATAGCACCAGTATGTCCATCAAAAGCAGCATCGTTTGCAGAAATTCTTGTATCAAAATCTACAAAAGTTTCATAAATACTTACATCTCCAGTTGAATTTCCATCTTCAGAATTTCCATAAAAGAATAGCTCAAGAGCATTTCTAATATCTGCAGCCTCTTCTAGTTCTGGAACATATGTGTCAAAGGTTGTGTCGTCAAATCCTTTACTATCGCTAATTTTTTCTGCCATGTTACTATCCTACCCCTGCAGTTATGTAAAAATTAATAGGCACTGCAGATGAAGAAATTAAAGATGTTGAGCCTGATGAAAACTGAGCACCCTTTAATTCTACAATAAAAGTTTTAACGGAAGAAACATCTTGAATATTTTTATTAGAAATAGATATAAATGCTGGATCATTTAATTCTGATGTTGCCTGTACAAGAATTGTTTCTGGATTTAAATTTTCTGGAGCACTAGAATAAAAGTCTGCAAGAGGTATAGATATAGAGCCAGTTCCTGAAGTAAAGTTTACTAATTTTTGAACACTATGAGATATTGGTTGAAACTTTAAAACTGGCTGCCAAGAACTACCACCAGGAACTGCATTAAGTTTATAAACTACTCCATAATTTCCACCAAGAAGCCTGTTAATATACAAATCATTTACTTTTGCATCTACAAGACTTGCTGCATTTTGTGCAGGTGTTCCAACTCCAGTATAAAACTCTGAGCCTCTTTCTCCTTGTGGACCAATGTCTACACTTACAGATACTGAGGCAGGTGGTCCAACTACAACTAATTCATCATTAGATATAATAGTATCTATTGCCATACTAAGTTACCGCCACATCTTGTGTAACACTTATCGTTCCAGTTAAAAGTGTAAATACTTTTCCAAAAGAGGAAGAAGATGCACTTGTATTTTCAATCTCTAAGTCATAGATATATGTAGCATCTGTCAACTGTCTACCACCATTTGGTTTAATCATGCAAGAAACGTGGTCTCCATCTTCAATTGTAGCTAAAGCTTCAGATGCATCAAGAGAAGAAATTACAGCTGCTGACGCAGAGCCTCTGGCTGTTGAAACTAAAAAGAGTGCAGTATAGCTAGAAAGGTCGTCAAAGACTCCACCAGAAGAATTTTTAGGGTATACAAAAAACTCAAAGGTATCACCTGCATAGTAGTTAAAATTATATGTACCTGGAAATGCCATAGTTAATCACCTTAAAATATTATACCACGTTGACAAGTTATAGCTCTAACTCTAATTGATCTCTAGCTGGAATATTAAATCTTGGATTTGGATCTTCCCACCCAAAACCACTAGACCTTTCATACCTTCTTAAAGCCAATATACAGTCAATTACTCCAAGCCTATATTGGTCTGACTGTCTATCTGGATCATCAATTCTATTTGCATATTTAAGATCTAATAAATCATAGAGTGGTCTATAAACATTTCTAAAATTAAATAAAGAGTTTATAAACATGTTTGACACTGGTTCTGCCATTCCAGCTTTTTTAAGTTCTGCAACAGACAACTCTGCCATATACATCATTTCTGCTGCAACCATATTGTCAACACAGTATGTAAATATTGAATAAATAATTAATGCTCTAACTTGATCTTCTGTAAGACCATTTATTTCTTTACCTGCAATTAATTCTTGAGCTTTTTCATAACTTATATCTTGCCAAAGAGCTTCTTTTTCATGAGACAAAACTTCGTCTAAATATTTTTCAATATTAGTTTGGTGAAATTTTTCGTGGTCATGAATTTTACTTTCAGGATCCATTACATGGGTATGCCTATAACTAAATTTTCCAATATGCTCGTGATTCTCTGCATCTGGATGAGTATGATCATGTTCTGGCATTACTGTCATTTTTTAGTCCCATTCTTTCAGTACTCTAAAATTATCTTTGTACCTATTTTTCATATATCTTTCAGCTTTTTTCCAAACTTTATTAAGAGAAGGATCATACTTTTTAATTTTATGCCCCCAAGAATCTCTTTTAAATGGAATAATTTGAATCATTGGAGTTCCTGCTGGAATAATTCCTTCAAAATCTTTTCGTAAAAAGAATGGAAAGTTTACTGCAATTGGATGATTGTCTGTATCTACAATTGCTGGCAAACATTGAAATGGTAAGTCGTCTCTTAAAACTGGTGACATAAAAATTGAAGAATATCCCTTTGGAGTTTGTATAATCCAAGGGCTGATAAATTTATAACCTATTTGATGAAATTCTTTAGGAATATTAAAAGCATCATACTGTAAAGGTCCGTGACTTTCAATACAAGTATAATTATTTATAGCCCAAGAAAAACTTGCAGAGCCATCTTCATTTATTAAAACATGCAAATCTGCAGGGGTTTTAATAACGTATCCAGCAGTGATTAAATCAAATATTGGCATACATGCTTTTATAGTTGTATTATATGTTCCTGTATCTGAAAGTAAAGTTTTTTCTCCACCAGTATATCTATTTTGTTTCTTATACCATTCTGGAATAATATCTTTAGCAGGAACTGGATTATCAAAAACATCCTGATACTCTTCTTTTATTGGATAAAAATTAACAACATTTTTTTTCATACATTTCTTCCTTTTAAGCTTTTATAAAGTATAACACATTTGCATAAGGAACGCCAAGTGCGGATGAACTATATGTTGCAGTTGATGTATTTGCAGAATTAGTAATATTAGCATCATGTGCATGATTAAATACTGTACTATATCCTGTATTATGATATAAAACTCCACTATGGGTATGATTATTTCCTCCACCATCGCCAAGTGCGTTTGCATTTAAAGAAACATTATGAGAGTGGTTTCCATTTAATCCACCACCAGCAGTGCCACCTGGTCCATTTTTATTAACATTTGGTCCAATAGTTCCTGAACTAGATACGCCATTGTGACCATGACCATTTTCTCCTGTAACATTTCCTACATCATTATACGAAAGAGTATGATCATGCGAAACATTTCCAAAATTTACAAAAAATTGATTATTTGTTGCAGTCGTCACATGAGAATGTGCTGTAGAAGTTACTTTTGTTCCAACTGTATTTGTGTTATAAAAAGTATTAGAAGTTCCAGCAATTGCAACCTTATCTGTTTTAAGATTTGGAACATTAAAAGATGCCGATCCACTACCTCCATACAAAACTCCAATAACATTAAATAGATTAGTGTATTGTGGACTTGCAGAAGCATTTAAAGTTCTACCATCACATGGTATTAATCCAATATTTTCGTAAGTGGTATCACTATATTCTGAAAAAGATCCTCCAAGTGTAATTATTCCACCTGTTGGAATATATGCATAAGTTGAAGAGGTATCTATATTGTCTGATTTAAAATCTGCCATAATTTTATCCTATGTCTTTATAAGGAAACTCACCTCCATAGATGTTGGATATTGCCCTGATGTTAAATTTGCACTAGTTGAAGGACTTACATTATGTGTAACAGATGCTACGTTTGAACTATGGTTATGATAATGAACCAAGTTACCACTATGCCAGTTTACTGTATGACCATGTGTATCTCCTGCTGCACCAGAAGTTCCAGACCAACCAGCTCCACCATGAGAGTGACCAGTTCCACCACCTGGACCAGAAGCATATGGACCAGTTGGACCAGGTGCTCTTGTTCCAGAAGATCCTCCAGAGTTTGAGGAAGTGTTTGTATTTCCACTTGAATTATGAGCATGATTATTAGTATCACTATTTGAAGTAGATGAGTTAGTTGGATGCCCATAAAAATTATGAGTAGAACCAGGATTGCTCATGCCAACGGTAGCATTTATTGCAATTGTATGTGAATGATAAAAATTATTTGGATAAGAAACTTCAGAAGTTAGTGTTGAAAAAGGAATTCTTTGTTGTGGATTATTTGTTGCATTATAAACAAGTGGAGGTAATCTAAAAGTTGATCCAACTAATGCACCATATGTTGTTCCAATATGAGCATATAATTCTGGATAGTCTGCTGTATTTACATATCTACCATCGCATAATAGCCATCCATTATCTATTGTTGAATTATTTCTAACAATAATGGTTCCAACTGGATAATTTTGAATAAATCCATTTTTATCAACTGCTGCGTTTAATCCTATTTTTAAATTTGCCATATCATAACCCTCATATCTTCATTATATAATTCATTATAATAAATGGAACCAAGCTGCTTCCTGCTGCTGCATTTCCTACAGGAACATTTGACACAGAGTGGTTTGTATTATGAGCAAGTGTCCTATCTGAAGTTCTTAATCCAAAGCCCCCATGGTTATGACCACCAACGCCAGCATTGTTAAAATTAACACTTCCTGATCCATTGTGTGTATGTGGTCTTGCAACAAAAGCAATAGGACCACCAGAGTTTGTGCTATTTGCAAGTAGATTATTTGCACCAGAGCCTGATCCAAAAGTTGTACTTACTGAGTGAGCATGTACAGCTCCATTTCCACCGTAAGAAACTCCTGTATCAACTCCATCATGAGAATCTGAAGTTCCAGTTTGGTTAAAAGTATTTGTAGAATATGTATGTGTATGTGTTGAGCTACCAATAGTAGTTCCAATATTTCCAGAATCTTGGTATCCAACAACAAATTTCCCTCTTAAATCTGGAGTTCCATTTGTTCCATCACAAATTGCCCATCCATTTGGTGCGATAGTTCCAGCAAATGGAATTATGTCTCCAGTTTTTGGAAGAGCATTTTGTCCAGATGTGGACACACCAGTGCTTTTAATATCTAGATTTTCTTTTAATTTTAGATTAGCCATTATACTGCCACCTCTGTCATAATTACTTTTGCAGTTGCATTTGTTGTTGCTGCATCTGTAATAGTTGCACGAAGTTCAACATTTGATCCACTTATAGCAGAACTAATTGTTAATGGAATTGCTCCAGTTGTAGATTCTAAAATTGCATACTCAGTCATTTTTACAGTTGTTCCATCATGAATTAAAAGAACTTTAGATGAATAATAATCAGTTCCCTGTGTAATTTGAATAATTGCCTCTGCTGTTCTAGATGTTGTTGTTGCAAATGATTCAATTGCTGTTGCAGAGTTTGTTGTGATTGAAGTAGTAGTTGTTGATGGTCCACCGCCACCTGATGGAGTAGCCCACTCAATTGCTGTAGCTCCAGCATTTACAGTAAGCACTTGACCAGCAGTTCCTAATGTTGTAAGACCAGTTCCACCATATGCATATCCAATTGTTGAGCCATTCCATGTTCCAGCTGTAATAGTTCCAAGAGTTGCAATGCTGTCATCACCCGTATATGTCCCACCTGCTACTGCTGCCAAAGTTACGTTATAAGCTTGAACATCTGTTCCAATTGTAAGACCAAGATTTGTACGAGTTGTTGAAGCATCTGTAACTTCAAGAGCACCAATCTTTAATGTATCAAAAGTAGCACCTGTAAAATCAATAACATTGCTTGTTGGATCTAAAAGATTTGAAGCTAACTTCCATTTTCCAGAATCTGATGCATCTCTAATTAGTCCAGTGTGGTAATATGCAGAAGAACTATGATTTAGTGCAGCAAATATACCAATATCAACCGAGTCATTAGGATTACCTTCTGCAAGGTAAATTAAAGGATCTGTTACAACTAAATCAGTAACATTTACATATGTTAAAGATCCACTGATAGAACCTGTTATATTAATATCTCCACCAATATATACATTATTGTTTACATAAAGATCTTCTCCAATTCCTACACCGCCTGTAATAGTAAGTGCACCAGTAGTTGTTGATGAAGCAGCAGTTGCATTTGTAATTGATATAGCATTTGAAGATGTTGCACCACGATCAGTTACTGTTTCTAAAGTGTCTGATTCAGAAGTCAAATAGCTTCCAATAGGCTGGTATGTAGAAGATGCTGAGGCTTGAGTTAGGTATGTAGAAGATGCTGAGGCTTGAGTTAGGTATGTAGAAGATGCTGAAGCTTCTGTTAGGTATCCAGTAAAGTCAACATTTTGCCAAGATACACTTGCTCCATTTGTTTGTAAAAATTTTCCACTGTTACCAGTTTGATCTGGATAAGAAGATCCTGCAGCTATTGTTTCATTTACCCATTTTGAAGTAGACGTGTCCCAAACAATTGCTTGTCCATCTGTTGGAGTTCCAGTAATTACAACATTTGAAAGACTATTTAAAGAATGATTGTGAGAAGTTAAAGAGTATCCTGCAAGGGCATGATTTCCCCATCCATAAGCTGTGTTCCATGCAGATGTTGAGGCAGATGTAATATTATAGGCATCAGAAGCAACAAATATTGGATCAGTTTCTGTTGTCAAATATGTTGTAGATGCATTAGATTGTGTCAAATATATACTTGCAGCATTAGCTTGTGTTAGATATATTGTTGATGCAGAAGAATTTGTTAAATAGTTTGTAAGTGTAGAAGATAGTGCATCTATTGCTCTTTGATTTGTAAAGTATAAATTAGTTCCTTCTGAAAGATTTGTTGTAGTATATGAAGACATTCCTAAGAAAGCAGTATCCTGTTGACTTAAATCAGGGAACTCTAAATGTGTTTTTGTAAACTTATATCTTTCAAATCCAGAAATATTTCCTGGTCTTAAATCAATACTTCCATCTGTATTTATATTTAATTCTGCAAATGCTGTCAATAAATCAATTTCCCCACTTGATCCAGCTGATGCAGATACATTTATTTCTAGAATGTTTTGATTTCTAACTGCATTTGTATAAATGTCATGTGAAAAATCCCATCCTTGCAATGATTCAGTCCATAAAATTGATGAATTAGTTTCTGTGCCACGCTCAATTTCAATACCTGCAGTTCCAGTTGGTGCTCCAGTAACATTTGAATTAAGTAAAATTGTATTATCTTCAATATTTAAAGTTTGTGTATTAATGTAGGTAGTTGATCCAG